CACAATAGCGCTGAAAATCGGAAGTGTAAAATAAATTAGCGACTTCCCAAATTTTATATTTTTTAAATTAAATGTAAGATATGCTGTGTACACTTGAACAAAATAAATCAAAGCGATGAAGACTAATAAAACTATACTTATTATCATACTCCTCACTTCTTTCTAGTTTTTTTCTGAGACATATTAGTAATATGATCCTTATAATCTTGTTTTTGTATTAATTGTCGTCTTTCTTGTCTATAATTTGATTTTAACTGCCGATCCCTCACGCTGTCTCTTCCAGCTTTTTCTGCAAGAATCAGTTCTGCCTCAGTATCTTTTAAAAAATACCAGTCTAATAAGACAATTGCAAACACTAAGCAATATATCACAATGAAGATGACCTTTAATATCAGGCTAAGAACACTATTAAAAGGGATATTTAGACCCATATAGTTTAAAGTCATAAATGTAACTATAAGAAAACAAACAATACTAACAAAGTATAAGCCGATTTTATACCTCTTTGGATAATAACTTTTATCGAGAAATTTCTCTTTAAAGTCCATAGTAAAAGGTAATAAGTAAATAAGCGCATTACTTAGAATCAATTTGTAATTGTCTGCATCGCAAGTAACGTAAAATATCGCAAAAAATATCAAACTATGAACCATTAATCTCAATGTATAAAATCGCATCAACTCACCATTCCAAAGGATTATTTTATAAACTTGCATATTACTAATACACACATATACTATTATACTAATACTTTTGTCTTTAAACACGCAATAGATAACGACTAAAAACTTTACATTTTGTTGTATTTCTTTAGTATTTGTTAGTTTTAGTTAGCCCCTACTATTAATTTATCCATTGTATTTCCGCACAAAAAAACAGGGCGACCATTACAGCCACCCTAGATTTTTAAGTCCACTTAATAGAACCCCAATACTTTTCATTTTTAATTTTTTCATCTTTATCTGTGATTTTACAAACGGCACAATAAAAGTATTTTTTACTCGCACCAGGCGCTTGATACTTAAATCTAATCCACCAGTAACCGTCTTTTTTAATGATTTGGTCAAACTTAACCCAATCGTTATTAGTGTAAAGCCATGAGCCCTGGTCAACGACTTCTCCATCTAAACCTGGCAAACGTCTGACTTTAATCGCGGTGTTAGGGTAAAAGACACCTCCCCAAGCCCACGTTGTTTGTTGAACTTGTTTTTGACCTGCAGGCGCCCCGCCAATTGGCTTACCATGAATTGCACTCGCAATATCTTTAGCATACTTATCATAATTCGCTTTGATGTAGTCCATGTCTTTTTTATTTGTGATAAAACCTAGTTCAGCTAGCCTGTAATTGACGTTAATTTCAGCCGACACATTTACATTCAAAAGGTCATTACGCGCTGTCACGCCCCTAATTTGACCTACATTCGACTTAATAACAGATTGAATGGTATTGTCTATTGAATCAGCTTTGAATTGGCCTGATATAATAACGTGACCACCGTTTGCTGATGGGCCTGCTGCGTCCAAATGAAACTCAATAATAGCGTCTGGTTTCTGAACATTTTTAACCCAATACATACCATAGTCTCGACGATTTCCTATGCTTTGACCATATGCCGTATCTTGATACATATCTTGATTCATAGCAGAACCGCCATATAGATAAACGTCGTGTCCTGCTGAACGCAAGTATTTAGCGACATTTGGTACAATATACTGACGAATAAAATCACGTTCATTAGTGCCATTACCAACCACACCTGGATCGTTGTATCCGTGCCCTGCTACAAGCACAATCTTACGTTTAACTGCTTTAGGTGCAGAAGCAGGTATAAGATTCCTAATAGATTTTTTCTGTGCATAATGTAATCGAATAAATGTCATCGGGTTATCATAATAATGCCAGCGACGTGTTGCTGTTTCCCAGCCAGGCGCACCATTAACAAAACCACCACCAAGCCAGTTTTGTTCAACGACTTCAAAGCTGTCTAATGTCGCTTGTGTCACTAAAGCAACATGACCTGCACCGTTACCGTAACGTCCGTTAAACACCACAATGTCGCCAGGTTGTGGCAAAAATTCAGGCGTATTGTTATAAACGGTCGCTATATTAGCTAAAGTTTTTGCATTATCAATCGCAACATTCTTAGCATAAAGCCCATGCAAAACTAAGCCGGTCATATAGTAGAAGTATGCATTGACATAGTCATAACACTGATAGCCGTAACATTTATCAAAATCGTACTTTTTACCAACAGAATTATTAATCCATTTGATAGCTTCATCTTTGGTTCTCATATACCTAACCCCCCTTTTTAAATATTTTGCTCAGTCGTGTCATAAAGACTCGAAGCTTCAACCTTTTGTTTGATAGGCAATTGACCAGTTGCTTTTGTATATTGCTTTTCAGCTTTATACTTTTTCAATTTTTGATTAGCCCAAATACCTTCTTTTGTTACTGGGTTATCTTTGTACCAAGTCCATAAGGCCGCACCTGTTAATATAAGCGTGTTGATGTCGTCTTCTGATGTTGGAAGCGGCGACATATTGTGATTGGCCAGCCATTGATTGACTAATGCTAAAATTAAAACAGCCGTTCTTAATATCATAGATTTGTTCATTAAAATCATCTCCTAAAAAGAGAACTGAAATACTCCAGTTCCTCACTATTATTTGAAAAACATTTGTATTAAGACTGGTACAAAACCACCAGCCCCAATTGCTGCTACTAAGACACGTGTTAAAAAATCATTTCTGTCTTTAGCTGCGTTTTTTTGATTCTCTTTCATTTCAGCAAGATCGCCGTGAATCTCGTCAGTTTTTCTGATGTATTCGGCTAAAATACCGTTCATTTCTTTAAAGTCTGCACGTATACCTTGCATATGCTCGTTTAATGGTTTCTGACTTTCTATAAAAGTCATTAGTACCAATTTCAATTCGCTGTAGTGACTGTTATGTCGATTGTCTACGTTGTTTATCCTCTGATGCATAGCACCTTTCTCTTTCTCTCTACGTTTTTCATCTTCTAAATATTGTTTTACAGTTAAGTAATCAGTTTTGTCTATTTTTCTTCGCCTCTTTCAACTTTCGAAAAGTAACATACGCTATAGCGCCACTTATTACTGCAAAATTGAAATTTATAACTGGAGTAACAATATTTAGACTGTTGTTAAAACCTGCGACAGAAAAGATGTAGTAGAAAGGACATGCAATTATATAACCTAAGAAACTAAACCTATAGTAATTTGTATTTGTTTCAAAATAAGGTATTAAAAAACCTGAAATAATCAATAGAACGCCTGAAATAGCGAAAGGTAAGCCCCAAAAAGTTAACGGCAATACGTCATGCATAGTGTCATATAACTGGCTATCATGCTGTGCAGCATCTGCGTTAAAAACCCAATACGCACCACGCACAGTCGACGCAATACCAAAACAAATGGACCACAACATTGCTATTCTCTGGAAGTAATCTAGCCCCTTCTTTTTTTGTAATTTTTCCAACGAAAAACCTCTTTCCTATACTTTATTTGTATTGATCTCTTATATAGTAAACACCCTTCAAACCAATCTGTTTATATAAATTAGCTATTGTTGTTGCTTGATGCTGACACCATTCAATAGCTGTCGCATATTGATGTGTGGCTGGATTTTTAGGGTTCCAGCGCATACGATACAATGTGTTTTGCCCTTTATTGATATAGCCCTCACGCACAAATTTAGCACCGCCGATAATACCTTTAGATGCCGTCGTCCAGCCTTGTGAACGTGCGAATGTGATTGCATTATTAGGATTACTATCAAAAGCACCGATGCCGAAGAAATTATAGATACCATAACGTCCGCTTGCAAAATTTGACTTACCATAACCGCTCTCTAAAAACGCATGCGCTATTAAGTAAATTTCATTCAAATTATATTTTTTACAAGCATCAGCAAACGCCTGCCCTTGATTGTGCAATGTACCTTTACCGCTAAGTATTTGATTTAACTTAGCGACTGGAACGCCTTGATACTTCCCTAAATTGAGCATTTGATAGCGTTGTGTCGCGTTGTTCCAAATTTTACTAGTGTTCATCGCATCACTTGTTTGTTGTCTTGTAGCACGTATCCAGCCACCACTAACAGACTTCATAGGAGCTCCTCTCATCATCTGAAGGTTTAATGCTTGAACAAAAGTATAATTGCTTTTTTCTATGCTAATTTTAGGCGCTGCAACGGCTGGTTTTTTAGGTGCTGTTGGCTTTGGCGCTGGCTTGGAAGCTGGTTTTGCAGGTTGCTTTTGAACAGCTGTTGTTGTAGTTTTAACAGTCGTTTTAATTTTTGACTTGGTTACTTTTTCAGAACCAACATTTGCAAGCAATGTAGTTTTGTTTGCATAAAGACCTGCCAAAGCTTTTGCTAATTCTTCCAATTTGGCTTGACTTGGAAAACCGTCTCTCGCAAAGTCCCAAGCAACATGTTCTTTTAGAGAGCGCCAAATGGCATCGTCAACTTTTATACTTTTGTAATCAAACTTTAAATTGTACTTCTCAAAAATTTCCCAACCCAACATAATTGCCCAAAATTCACTTAACAAAAACGCGTCTCTATCGTCTGCGTAATCTCCGCAGACTTCAATGACAATGTTGTTAGGATCGCCAGGAAGCTCATAATCTTCGCCTCTAGGCGACCATGTACCCGTGTAATCGACATAGTAGTGAGGGTAATCAGATGTATTAATATATTGATTTCTATCATTATACAAATCGTGAACAGAGCGCATTGTGTGCGCATTTTTAACCGTTATACCTTTAACTTTGCCTTGTCTTTTCTTGCCCCATGCGACACGGTGCTCAAAATTATCTCGTTGACCAAAATCATCGCGTTTTAAAGTGTAAATAACTTTTGTCACATCTTTAAATTTAGGCTGTTCAGGCGGTTTCTCAACAGGTTTAGACGTTGAAGGTTTTGGTGTTGTTGGCTTAGGTGTTGGTTTAGGAGCCGGCTTTGGTGCAGGTTTGGGTTCTGGCTTGTAAGGTGGTCTTACAAAGTGTGTTACACCGTTATAAGTATGATTGACTAATGCAGCAGGCGAACCTCTGTAACTATTAGCGCTATTCCAGTTTTGATCTACTGCCCAAAAACGGCTTGTAGAACTTGGACCAACAACAATGTTTACATGACCCGGATTACTTCCTGCCCAAACCGCCCAGTCGCCTGGTTTTGGCACAAATGATGGCGTGTTACGATAAATTTTGAACGCATGACCTCTATAATTACTTTGGTTTGCCATCGCATTAGCGTTGCCCCACGTTACAAACCCCCAATACCTTTTTAAAATATAGTTTGGTAAGTCCCAACATTGATAACCATAATAACCATCTACATCAACACCAGCACGTCTTTTAGCTAAGTCCCTAACCCAATCAACAACCTGCGATGCTGTCGGCTTTCCTGTTGTTGGTAATGCCATAACATCAACTCACTTCCATAATAAAAAGCCGGCACACTATGTGCCGACTTTTGATATTTATTTAGGGTATTTCTCTCCAGTAATCAATGCGTATTCTGCTTCGTCTATTACTGCCATATCAACAAACCATTTGATTTGGTTATTGTCATAGCAACCCCAATCATACATTCGCTTAATATCTTCATATTTAGGAAACAACATTTTCATTTGTTTGTTCTCCTTTCAACATTTCATTTTCTTTATTAATCAATACCAATTGTTCAGTTAACGACGCTTGTTGCTTACTTAATTGTGCGATCATCACATTTGCTTGTACCAGCTGAACTTGCATGTTCGCAAACATTTTTCGCAATTCATCATCATGCCCAACAGTCATATCATTATCTGGCACTTTATAAAATGCCATGTCATCCGAATAATAATCATATTCGTCAAATTCATCATTGATGATTACTTGCTCATTTTCGTATTTAAATTTTTTAGGTTCAAAACTTTCTATAAAATCAGCTGGTAATAATTCATCGTCCACCTCAATACTATTATCAACATCGCCGACAATTGCATAAGATAAAATAACGTTATCAACTACTTCAATTTTCATTAATAAACACCTACAATTTCACGTATTTCAATCGCTTTAGAATTTAATGTTCCGCTGTTAGCTTCCGGCAAGTACGTGTTGTTATAACGCATTTTAAGCTGTGTTGTATTAACAACATCTAAAGCTGATTCAAAAAACCTTGCCATTCCAGCATCTGAATCAGCAAGGTTAAAATCATGTATAACAATAGTTTTTAAATTTGGAACTAATCTAGTAAGATTCTTAATGCCACCAACTGTCGCATAAACAACCACAAGCATTTTATAATTATCGAACGCTTCTGATAAGTTGATGACACCTTCTTGTTCTTTAACACTGCCTTTCCAAAGCGTTTTAAAGTTTGTAGCTGTCTTTTCATTGAAATAGCTAATAGCATTCTCATACGCTTCATCAGCTTTAGATTGCGCGCCATTTTCAGTTTCCATATTGAATGTTAAATCTTTTAGACTACTCCAAATGCCATTCACTTTTTGAACACTGTAAAGTTTTTTTGAGTCTGTCGGACTAAATACTAATTGTCCACTGCTGTCACTTCTAAAATTAGCAAAAATATAGCCAGTTTTAATATCAGAAGATGGTGCGTTTTCGACATTTTGAGCATAATAAAAGCCCGATTTTGTTATCGTATTGCCTATATTCAAAAAGTCGATAAGCTCTATCGTAATACTGTATCCATTTTCGTCTGTGATTGGTGCTTTCTGCCAATTTGATGCATCTGAACTGGTTATCGCTCCGTTTTCATCAATGCCATCATGAAATCCATCGATTTTGCTGTTAATAGAATTGCGAATTTCAGTTAATTCAGCAGCATAACGTGATGCACTTTGACTTAGTTCATCCAATTTTGTAGTAGATAATGATTTAATATCTTTCATCGTTTCAGATTTTAAAATTTGTATATCTGATAAACCATCGTCTTTCGCTTTATTGATAAGACCGACATAGTCTTCTGCATTTTGCATTGCTTGTTCAATTGCAAAGGCACGTTGTTTTAACTGCGATTCTAATTCATCAAATTCAATGATGTAATTAAGTTTTGTTTCCGCATCAAATTGCCAAGCCAACGATTTCTCAATAACAAAACTAAAAATACGTTCAGCCACAACAGCCTGTGTATCTGTTTTAGATCTTCTCGCAATATAAACTTGCGCAGTGACTTTTCCGGGTGTTTTCAAAATATCGTTCGGTACAAATACAGACAACTTACCATTCATCGCGTCTGTAATTTCTAATGGCATTTTTATTTTGTGGCCATTAGAGTGCACGAAAATAATACTTGTAACCGCATTGTCATTACCGATAAACAACGGCTTATTACCTTGTGTTGCTGTAAATTCAAAAATACCAGTATCCCTATCAGCAGTAGAGAAAGCGACGTTTAAATCGCTTCTACTTTGCTTAAAAGCTGTTGTTTCTAAGGTGAGTTCTACTTTTTTGTTAGGTCTAGCGTCATAGTTCATAATCTACACCTTGCCTTTCATGTCACGTTTGAAAATGTTATTTTTAGTACTAACGTTGTAATGTCCGATGTAAACAGAATCTCCAAACAATTGAACGATACCACTACCGCCATTGTTGAAAGAAATGAAGTTTGTCAATGACGCTCCTAAAATAGCAAAACTATGCTTTTCTCCCCAAAAATCATTAGACTCAATGCGTCCATTTCTACAATCATTCAAATAGACACCACCCCTTTTCACTTGGTCGCCAGTAAAAAGACTTGTGTTAGATACTTTGTTTTGCGTTATATAAACAAAACGTGCATTTTGAATATAAAAACCATTCTTTCCAGTTTGATTGACGGTATTGTTTGTTATATTCAAATGTCTTGTTTCCTGTGCATAACCACTATGACCAGAGATACTAATATAAATTGCTTCTGTTACAAGACTACTAAAAACATTGTTATCGATAAAAATATTATGAGATGAAGAGAGGTTTAAACCACGATGTCCAGAAATTATAAAATTGTTACTTACACGAACATTTCTGCACAAATCAGTCAAAATAGCCTCATTTTTTGTACTAACATTTTCGGAGACGAAAGAATTGTCGCTGATATTGAGACTTCCGACATAACCAATACTATCTTTATATTCTTCGCCAACAGCACAAACGCCCCAATTTTTATAATCTCTAAAGACATTTTCTTTAATAATATAGATATCACAGCCTTGCGATTGATTAGTCTGCACACCATTTGCATCTTTAGAACTATTGGTATTTCCTTTCGACACAGCTATACGAATACCGATGTTGTTACGATCAAAAGTATTGCCAGTGATTTGTACGTTGTTCCATTTAAATGGACGTATACCCATATAACAATCTTCAAAAATGTTGTTTGTAATCTTGATATTTTCTTGAAATACATCATGTATGCTTGAATGATTGCCGATACAAACTTGAAAGCTCGGAGCAATGTCGGACGCTCTAAATATACAATCTGTGATAACAATGTTTTTACACGGCGTACCGTCCCATGCACCTGGACCACCTATACCCCCAGGCATAACTTCACTAATTTGAATGGCTTCTTTTAATTCAGCCCCATTCAAATTTTTATAACCTTCAAAAATACAATTCTCAACGGTTAATCTATTTACACCATTAACATCTAACGCATGATAAGACAGTGTATTTCTAAATTTCACATTATAAAAAGACACGTTTTCAGCGTGTCTTATGTTAATCATATTTACAGCTGTTGTTGGATACTTTTCGATTTGTTCTAAATTACAATCGATTGTACCGCCGATAAAATGGACATTTTTCACGCCATCGTAGCCATAAAACACTTCTTTCATGCTACCTAAATCAATGATTGAACTTGTATTTCCCCTTAACAAAACGGCGTTTTCTTCCATCTTTATGGTTGTGTTTGAATAAACAGTAAGTCGCTTGTTAATCAAGTAGGTTCCATTTTTAATCACTAACGTTCCAGCACCAGCGTCTCGTATTTGATCCAATGCCTCTTGTAACTCTAAATCGGTTGGGCTTTCACCAGTTTTGTCCGGATTAAATGTATCAAAGTTGATTTCCACAAATTTTTTATCAACTTTTTCTAGTTTTTCATTTGTTCTGTTCAAATCATAAAACAATCGTTCAGACAACAAACCATGTGTTTTTCCGTCAATAGATACACGGCTGTCTGTCACTTCTTTGATACCATCGCCATCAACACCTAAAACAAGGTTGCGTATACGCTCCATCTGATAAATAAGCATTTTGTATACTGTTGTGTTTTCATGTGTGATTTGTTTGCTATTGTGTGCGTTCAAATCCGTTGTTTTGTGATTACTCAAATCACTGTCCTGTCCATTGATTGCCTCTTCAATTTTTTTATAGTTACTTTCATTCTGACCTATAAATTTGTCATTAAAAAATACGTCTAGTTTTTTCAATAAATCTAATTTCAATATTAGACCTCCTTCGCTTTTAACTGACCATTTGTGTCAACAGACAAATTGTATTTTTTGCCGTCGTCTCCTGTCAGAACAAGCCCTTTAGCGTTTGCGTTCAACTTTGCTAATTTTTCGCGTTCTTCATTTGTAATAAAGCTTTCATTACCTAATCGATCTAATTTAACTTTGTCTTGTGTAGACATTAAACCTTTTTGTAATGGAGTCGCTGTTGGCATTGCATCCATATTAAATCCATTACCCGTAAGCAACGTTGTATACTTTTGACCGCCATCATTGCTCGATTTGATACCATCTTGCATATACGACACTGCATATTTGCCACTTTTGGCATGAATACCTAAACCGTCAAATTCTAAAGATGCGGAAGTGTTAGACACATCATTAACTGCTTGTGATGCAGCGATGATACGTTTATTGACCGTTCTAATCGTACGGACACCTTCCGAACCACCACCAAGTCCACTCGCAAGCGTTGCAGCATTGTTCACACGCTTTGTATACCTGTCACGGCGTCGAATATCGCCAAGCACCACGTCTTGTTTAATAATCTTGTTATGCGCATCACGTACAGTTTTAATTTCGATAATACGAACGCTGTCACGAATGTCTAAAATGTCATCTCGAACGGGAACTAAGTCTCCGATTTTAGGAATGGCTTTCGGAAAATGTTTTCTTAACGCGATAAAATCAAGTGATAATGATGTTTTGAGCGATTGATTGATGATTGCTTCTAGTTCATGCTTCATCGTCTCAACATTTGTAATTCGACCATCAATTTTAGGTGGCGCTTCTCGTTTGCCAATAACCTTTGAAAGTGGATGTGCGAACTCGATTTGTACACTACCTTGTGTAAAAGGTTCTCCCTCATCAAAGCCACCATAACCCCGAATAAACGTATAGCACTCACTCGCATCTTCCTCAAGCTTTAAATTATTCGCATTGACTTTGTTTGATATATAGTAAGCAGCCGTCTTTTCCACAAATGGCTCTAAAATAAATGTTTTAGAGCTAGGATCATACGTATATTCAAGCCCATAGCGATTCAAACCATTCATAAACATTTCATAACGACTATCGCCATCCCCTGCGTTTTCCCAACGTGAAGACGGCACTTTTACTGGTATTTTGAACTTGTAACCACTCCCGTCAAAAACAATTTTGAAATAATTTTCGACCGTAAAACTACCAGTCACATTGCTAATAATTCGTGACACCATCAAGTCATCAAGTTCTTTCTGACGTGCCGTAATTGACACATATTGCTTTTCCCCACGACTTTGTCGGTCAATAATCGTAATGACGTAAATACGCTTATCATCAGCGCCTTCCACATTATGTACAGTCCACATTTTGCCGACTGCAGAAATAAGGTCGTATGTGTTCTCGTTTTCTAAAATATCAAACGTCAAACTACCGTCATCACTTAACTTGTGTGTAAGTACAGTTGATGTATAAATTGGATAACCTTTACCCACTCTATTTTTAATTAAAATTGGCATAAAACACCTACTTGTAATAAAATTTCATATCGAAAACAATGCTGTTTACTTTCTGATTTAACGTGAAGTAGTTAAAACCATTTTCAAAAAATGGCTGGCTCATTCGTGTATATTCATCAATTGCGACACCATTTCTGAAAGTCTGCAAGCCATCAAATTTAATAACATCGCCAGCATACAAATTAAGACCTTCGATTGTCATTACTTCTGAATGTTGCAAATTCCAACTGAACTTTTTCGTGTCAGAACCAAGTGTAATTGTAACGACTCTATCAAACGTAAATTGGTCGATAGCTTGTGTTCCATGATAAAAGACATTGCCAGAACTCACATTGCTAAACGTATACTTCCGCTGTTTGCTATCTAAAGGCATTTCAATGCCCATGTCCGACGACCATAAAAAATAGGACGCATCCAACTTCTCAAGTTGAATACTACGTCCTATACTTTCATAATATGGCGTCTCATTCGTTTCAAAAGTAATTTCGATTTCGCCAGAAGTACGATTTGTGTCGTACTCCCCGACATCAATCAAATGTAATTCTAACTGCATACCACTCGCATAATTTAAAGGAAAATCAAAGTCACGCTCTCCAAATTTTTGGAAAGGCACTTCAACATTCGTCGCAACAAGTTCTCTAATGAAGAACGTGTCTCTAAATAGATTCGCAAGCTGATTTCTTAAGTGAATCGCATGTGCAATCTTTTCTACTTCATATTCAACAATTAAAGTGGCCGAACGTGATTGTTCAATATGCCCTGTGTTAAATCGACCATTTAAACGATCAATAGATTCATATTTATAATCACGTTCCAAATCACTTACGTTAAAACTTTTCACTTTCAAACGTTTAAAAGTAATAGGGTTGTCACTCAATCTATAAATATTTGAGTCCCTAACAATCTCTATGTCACGATAAATCAAGTGACATCACCTCACTTTTTATGTGTAATACTCTTTCGCGTCTAAATCTTTAATAATCGAATGAATGTACTCAATATCTCCTTCATTCCGTACTTCAAGATTAACAATCGGTCTTTGACTTTCCATAATTGAATGACGAACATCTTCAGTGATATAGCCATTCACGTCACGTATATCCGCATTAGATAAACCGCTAATATCAAAAGACGGCGCTAGTTTTGCATCGAACGCATCCATAATACCAATAGCAGCTTTTTTACTCGCGCGTGCTGCTTTACCAGCAAATTGATCAATACCCATTCCTAATCCTGTCATACTGTCTCTACCTAGTTGCATAAATTTTCTGGATGGCGAATGACTATCTAACGCTCTCTTAGCAGCAGCTAATGCGCCTGCTGCTGCATCCCATGCCGCTTTAGCTAAATCGCCAGCCTTTTGAATAACGCCACCTATCATACCAGCGATCATATCAATACCAACTTGTCTAAAATTGCCAATAAAATTTCGTACAGCACTCAATGCTCTTTGCATACCATTTCGACAGGCATTGACCACTTCAAAGAACTTCTGAACGACCGCATTTAAGAAGTTTGACATCGTTTGGCGAATAGAATTGACCCATTGGAAACCAGTAGAAATGATTCTCGATAGAGCCCCAACCATTTTTGCGCCAACCGTTGCTACAACTCGAGTAAACCAATTTGAAACCGAATTCCAAATATTGGATAAAAATCGTGTCGTATGACCCCAAATTTGCGACCAACTCGACACTGTTTTACCAGTAATTTTCGAGTAACAATCAAATAAGAATTGGGTAATCGTATTCCAAATTGACTGTATGCCATTCCAAATCGTCTCTCCGACATTTGAAATGGTCGTTTGTAATGTCTGCCACGCACCCGAAACATCGCCAGTTAAAAATTGAATGAATGCCGTGAACAGTCCGACTATCCACTGAATCATTCCAGATATGATAGCGCCTATTGCCGTGAACACAACTTGCACCATTGTCCACAAGCCTTGAAGCTGAATTAACAGCAATTGAATCGCTCCACCAAACAATACACCTAAAGCTTGGTTCGCAAAATCGCCTAACCTTTGTAAAATCGGAAGAATTGGCTGTATCGTTTCATTTACTTTTGCAAACAAATCAGACAACCACTGTTTAATGCCTTCAATCGCATTACCGATACCTTCTTTAATGGAATTCCACGCATTAATCACGGTGTTTCGGAAATTCTCGTTTGTTTTCCATAAGTACACGATTGCACCTACAAGCGCCGTTATCACACCGATAACGATCCATACAGGTGCCGATATACTTCCTAAAGCACCCGCTAATAACGGTAAGGCTCTTGTAATTAAACCGAGTGGCTTAGTTAGTAACGAGAAAGCACCTTTCAGAAGATTTAAAGCACCTCTTAACAATCCTGTATTTCTAATGAATTTAAATATGTGCCTAGCTATGCTTAAAAGACTGGTACCAAACACTTTTCTTAACACAGAATTAACGAGTATGATAGGTGCCATTAACGCCCAGAACGCACCGCCTAAAATCGTTAAAATACCGAAAAATCTTGTAACATTCGGATGATTTTCAAATAATGCAGCTGTAAATTCAGCAATCTTACCGATTAATTTAAGTAACGCACTAGCAATCGGTGCCATCGCAGTTCCGAAAGCAACTAATATACGGACAATATCGCCTATCAACTTCATAATGACTGGCCCGTTTTTCTGAACATAATCAACAAACTTTTTAAAGCCTTCGGATTTACCGACCGTTTCAGACCAATCTCTAAATTTAGCAGTCATATCTTCAAGTGCTTTGAAAATATTAGTAGAATTACCTGCAAAAGCTTTTAACAGATTGTTAACACCCGCAAAAGTATTTTTGAAGATGTTGCCAATAATCGGTAAATTAGTTTTTGTATAGTTCATAAACTCTTTAATAGCATTTTGACCTTTTGCACTATTTACCCACTTGTTAAAATCTTCGCCGAGTCTCTGTAACCATTGAGACGACCATTTGAATAACGGCATAAGCTGTGTAAACATGCTGACCATACCAGCACCGAATTGACCAGCTGAACGTAACAAGTCTCCGAAAATCGAAACACCAGTTGTTCCCATTTCCTGGAAAAACTTTTTAGCTACATTACTTGTTTTAGCCCATTTAAGCACACTAGCACTTGCTTTTTCTATTTGTGATGAAACACCACTAAAAAACGGCTTCAAGTCTTGCAGTGCCACTTTGACAGTATTTAAGCCATTTGCCATCGAAGTAAAAATTTGACTTTGGTTTTTCTTAATAATGTCAGTCCATGTATCTTTGACGCCATCTAGCGCTTTTTCATACTTTTTAGTTGCTGACGTCGCTTTCAATGTTCCGTCGTTTAGCATTTTGATAGCACTAATACCCATTGCGCCAAAAGCAACAACGCCACCTGCACCAATCGCTAAAGCCCCAGCTAATGCAAGTGCACCACCTGTCACAACTTTCAATGCATTTCCAACCGCCATGATAACTGGCACAAGCCCAGCGATAACTGGTATTAATGCTTGGAAAGATGCAACGAGTACACCTTTAATATGATGACTAAAAACCGTACCAAAAGTTCTTAAACGTGTAGCCAAGTGATCCATTTTGCTGCTGAAGTCTTCTAAAGCTCGTCCACCATCATGCCATGTTTTTGCCATTACTTTTTTGATTCTTCCAAAACTTGTTCTAGCTTGACCTTCTATTTCATTAAATTCTTTGGTGAATTTACCGCCTAATTTCCAGCGACCAGTGTCAATATCGAATTTATGTTTAGTTAAATCAATTAAATCTTCTTTAAAACCTTTCAAAGCCATTTCAGCGGGGCTAGCATCTAAATCTAATTTGACTACATGTTTACGCCAAGCTTCTACTGTGGCTTTAGTAGTTTTATATTTAGCTATTAACTCTTCGTCACTCAATTTCAAATCAACTTTATGTTGCTTGAATTTTGCAACTTGCGCTTTTGCTTTTTCTAAATTAGCTTTGTATTCTTTCGTTTCCATACCTAAATTAACAGTATGTTCACGCCACTTTTGCGCCATTGCTTTTGCTCTCGTCAATGCACGTTGAAACTTTGTCGTATTAGCCTTAATCTCTGTTTCAATTTCATTAGGAACAGACGTTTTAGCTAATCTTTGTGCTTTTCGCACATTACGTTCAAAGTTCTTGATAATCGCATTGATACGCGCATAAAAGTTTCTTTCCACAAGCCCACCTCACTTACTTATTAAAGTTGAAAAATTCTTCTGCTTGCTTAACTTGCAAGTCTCTTAACCGTCTACGCTGTGCTATCTCTTTTTCGCGATCATTTCTAATTTGAACGTCATCTTTTAATAGCTTTTCACGTGCTTCCTGTAACTTTCTGTACATCGGCTTAACACCTTTTTTGCTTTGCGCCATCGCATTTGCAGTAGCTAGGTGTATATTACGTTCAAGCATGTCTATTTCACGCTCACGAGCACCACGTATCCAGTCTTTCCATTCGTTAGGCGTCATGTTATATAATTCTTCTGAACTGACATAACCTAAAAATTGCGCTGTTTTAGAACGTATTTCGCTATAGTTTAGTATGGTTCTTTGCCCGTTAAATTTTTGTACGTTTCTTTCAGCACTAGTACCGCGTTCTCCATTTCTTCGCGTTCCTCTGCTTTGACCATCTTCGGCCCTTGTGAAAACTGGAACCAGTACATCTTGAACTGCTCCTTGAAAAAACCCGATTCACTCAAAACTTGAACCGCACCTTGTAACAAGCCTAAAGTTGTACCTTCTTTTTCAATAACATCTTGAATAACATCTTGAATTTCTTCTTTGGTTGGACGATTTTTTACATGGGCGAGTGCACAGTCCCAAAACTCAACAATCGACAACGTGTTACGATTCAAAATACCTTGCAAGATTTCATGATAACCACTTGTTGTATTACCATTCTTATCAGTTTTAGCATACTTTTCAGCTGCAATATCAAACATGAAAGTCCCTTTTGCTTTTAATTTCGCGTCTTTAAATTCAAGTTCCGTAATCGGCTCAAATTTTTCTGCTTCAAATACATTTTTAGTCATCTTATTACCTCGCTTAATTAAATTAAAATAAGGGCGCATCACACGCCCTGCTCATTACATAGATTCTTCATCAGTCGCGGATACATCGCTATTAGCGCTAAACGTTTTGCCAGTTGCTGTACGGTCTTCAAGATCGCCTTTATATTCGCCAGGCTTCTCGAATTCAACAGTAGTCCCCGCAACAGACGCGTCTAACCACGAAGGTGGTAATTCTTCAAACACACCGTCAGCCGTGTTAAATTTAACTTTTAAAGTTACTTCGATTTTATCTTCTTCATCATCGAAAGAATTACCGAATTCTTCAACAACTGCATAGCCAAACGCTGAATGATAGCCATCTTTGCGTTTTTTCTTTTCAATCAACCAAACTTTGATTTGTTTACGTTCTTTAATTGCTTTTTCGAATTGTTTTTGACCTTCGTCGCCTGGAATTTTCCCGAAAGTCAAACTAATTTCTTCTGCAACGGATTGATACGAATAATCTGTTTTACCCGCAATAATTTTTTCCGTTAGTTCAGATGAAATCTTCTTCTCGCCCTCTTTTAAATCTGAAACCAACAGCCCCATCGCACCGAGCGTGTTGTTGGTTGGCTCACAGACTGCAATATAGCTTGAGCTCATATTTATCTACTCTCCTTTTTCTTGTAAAGTTTTATGACGTACCTTATACAGAAGTCTAAGTACGCCGTGTTTTGTAAATTGATCTACATCAACAAATACTTGTGACGTATCCTTTTTAATCCAGTCGATTTCATAATGTTCAAATCGCAAATCTTGTCTGCATGCATAGTTAAGATACTTCAATAGCTCCCTTGCTTCTGCCGCATTTTCATACTGACTGTAAACATGAAACGTAATTGCGATAGTCTCTCTCATGCCAGGCGAACGCTCACTCTCTGTAACATTCGATTCGCCGACAATAATATATGGATACGCTACGTCTTTTTGAACGCAATCAAAAACCCTACCACCGACTAACTTGTCAATAATAGGGTTATCAATTAAGTTATTCATAATTTTTTGAAACAGTAGTGGTTCAGCAGTGACCCACATCACACCATCTCCTATCTAAAATACTTCTCAAACACCTTGCGCCCTTCATCAATCGCAGGGTTCCAAAATGGCTGTGGTGGTTGTCCAGAAGTTGTATGCCATTCTCCGTCAATATCTTTATATGACCAGGGGATTTTCTTCGCACGGCTACCGCCTGGTCCACTAGCGAAAATTCCGCTACCATACTCCACAAAAACCGCGTACCCTGCCCCGACGCTTATAACACTAGAAAATCCACCATCAGTTATTTTGTAGTCGATACTTTCTCTTAAAAAGCCCATATCAACAGGCGCTAACGCAATTGCTGTGTTATAAATGGCTAATGTCGTTTTCAAAATGCCTTTTTTAACCCATTCTTCCATTTCATCTCTGAAGTCTTCTAATTCAGCAACCAAGTCCCAGTTACCATATTTAACCTTTGCCACTTGGAACCACCTGCAATCTTGTTAAATTAACTTCGTGTTGACCGCCTTGATCAACTGGATGTCCTACAACTTGATATCTGTTACCTTCATATACCAAAATATCCGACACGTCTATACCGACGTCATACGGCGTGTATAGATTTCGGTCAAACGTTTTATCCATTTGATGATACTTAAGCATTTCAGACGTCGTAGGCGTGTCCATAAAACCTTGTATTGTTTTATCAGACACGAATTGCTCTCGTTGATTGGGATACTTACCGACAATTTTCATACGACCAACTTGTATAGAATGTGGATACTCGTTGAACGGATCGAACATACTACCACCTCAACTTTCGTAAAGGTCTCAAGTGACGATAAGTTGCTTTAGGTAGTTCAGTTACAAATGTATATGATACTGTACCCATTGAACGACTGGAAATATTGCCAGTAGAGCCGTATTTTATGCTTTCTGCAATAAACTTTCTTACACCAAAAGGATATGGCTTATCAAAAGTTTTATTGCAGTATTCTTCCGCTATACCTTTATAAAAAACAATCAAATCATCTAGTACCTCATCATTCGAAGTGTCATCGATAGGCATTTGATTAAGTCGTTTTACTTCTACAGGTTCCATTAGTTAGCACCTTCAATAGTCTCAAGAAGCTCTGCTTTTTTCATAGAATCATAGTTCTCAATTTCGAGATGTTCCGCTACCTCTTTCAATTCAGCAACTTTCAAACCATTTAAGTCGATTGGCTCGATACCTACAACACCACGTCGATTGTTGGTTGTCGATAGTTCTGCAATACGGCTATCAGATGGCTTGTACCCTTTTCTCGGATATAAACCACCTTTTTCATACAAATGTTTGTTATCATATGCATCCTTAAAACGTGTAACTACTCTAAACAACATAATCATCACTCCATTACATTTCTTCGCTAGCAGCAGCTTCTTTAAACGTTACTTTAACTACACCGTTGTCATCTTTTAAGTTAACACCATAATGGTAGTTAGTTGATAAGACATGTGTACGTTTCAAAATGTCAAAATCCGTATATGCTTCTGGACGTTTTTTATTAACAATTTCCATCGCACCACGACGTTGTAAGAACGCCTCTTTTTCATTAATACGTTTAGATTTAACAATGTCTGAAACGCCTACAAGTTCAGCTACATCACCCTTAGCGATAGCTCGATCTTGCACGTTACCACCAGCGCTAAATAAAGATTTAACTAATTTATTGTAGTCTTTAGGGTTAACGTGTAATACGTAGTCTTCTTCATTTTCTGAATCAAATACTTCAATTGCGTCTAAAATACCACTAGCATTCGCAGATACAGTAGCACTTAATCTAGCTGTACGCAATTCGGTAATATAATCAATTTCAACTTTATCGGCTAAAGCCATTGCTAATTGTCGAGCTGCTTCTTGTAAAGTACCGTTAATATTAGTGATAACCGCTGTTTGAGTAACTTCTACAGCTTTACCAGTTTCTTTAACAGTGACTTTAGTAGTAGTCATGCTCATTTGTGTTGTATCCATTGGTACGCCTTCTTGTAAATCTTCGGCAGGTCCAATATAAGCATATTTAGGTCTTGTGATCGTATCTCCTGGTTGTCCGACTAACGTGTTATCAGTGACTGCGTATGGTGTGAAACGAATAGCATTTTCCATTTGTCCCCCAACAACAGCCGCTAAAACTTCTGGGTTAATTAAATTTTCTTTTTTAGTTTGTGTCATTTAAAATTCTCCTTATTTCGTTAATTCACGGTATTTTTCTGGATCGTTATTCAATAACGCTACATGCTCCGTGTAAGACATGTTTTTAAAATCTTCTTTTGTAACACTATCTTTAGCGTTAAGACTTTGACCATCATTCGGTGTACGTCCTGTTGCTTTTTTATCCGCAAATAAATAAGGCTTAGCTTCTTGCAGTCCTTTAACTGCTTCTTCTAAACCTTTCACTGTGCCATCTTCTAGAAGTTCTAATGTACTTTTATCAATCATTAAAAGAACATCATTAGCGTCATTTGCATCTTTTGCAACTGCTAACTTGATAGCATTATTCAATTTTAATTCCTTCATATCAGCTTGGTATTGGGAATTTTCTTGCTTATATTGCTCTAACTTATCTTTAAGTTCTTGATTATCCCCGTCTTTAGCTTTTTGAAGGTCTGTGATTTGTTGATCTCGGTTTTCCAGTTCTTTATTTGCTTTATCTAGTTGCTCTTGTAATGAATCAACTTGCTGAGCCTTATCTTTGAACTGACGTAATGTATCATGATGTTCATCCACAATCTTTTGAACTGTATCTTCTTCTAAACCTAAACCACGTAAAAATTCTCTTTTCATTTAATATTCTCCTCACATTTTTGTTGACACTGGTCTCATCCAGCACGAGTCTGCACCTTTTAACGCCTTAAGCATCTTTGGGCAATTATTATTTCTTTTTAGACTTATACCATTCAGAATATGTCATCGTTGGGATTACTTCCGTTGTGCCATCGTCGTTTTTCACTCTCATAATGCCTGGTAAATCATCTTCATCGATATAATGTAGCAATTTGCATCGACAATTAATGTTTTCTTTTGCGCTATTAATACCTACAAACAATTTTGGGGCTAAGCCGACGCAACCGCTAGATTTGAATTTTTCATTCAACGGAATACTTTTACCATCCAAATGTCTGTGTGTGTCTCTAGTACGATTATCCTTCGTAGCAAACCATCTTTTCATCATGTTAAAGCCATTGTCTTTTACTACCTGTGCACTATCCAAACTTGCTTGAGATAATGCTCTACCTATTTCAGTACGCGCTACGCGTAATGCTTTTGCTTTACTGACACCAACGTCATCACTTATAGCTTTAGCAACTTTAGCATAACCCTCACCACTCAAAACACCTTGTGTAATATGCATACGTAACCTTTTTAGAACATCGTTTCTATGACGCTCTAATGTTGGGATTAACTTAATAAATTCAATAGGCTGTTCTATCGCTTTTTTAATAACGGATACGGTAGGCACATCAAAACGCATCGACGTTTGTGTAGCCATTTCATATAAAAATAGACTCATCATAAACTGCTCGATATATGCGTTTTGTTGTGTATTTTTAATTTTGATAGCCACTTCTCTATAATCATCAGTCATCATTTCAGCAATTCTTTTTAGCTGTTTATTAAGACGATCATACTTATTAAATTCTGTCCACGTCACATGTGGGTCATCACTTTCAAACCTTCCGAACATCGAATACAACTCTCTTTTAATCACTTTAAGTTGTTCTGCAAACAAGCGTTCAAGCTCACTATCTGACTCTTTGTTTAGTTGTTCAATGATTTTATCAATATCATCTTGACTAGTTATCTTGCGCTCTGTCATCTTCATCACCTTCTAGGGATGGTAATTGATTGTTGAATTCGATATTATCTTGTTCAATTCGTTCAAGTTCTGCTACTGGATCATCAACCCAAGGGTGGTTAGTTACTAACGTTTCTTTAGATAAAAATTGAGATTGCACTGCAATTTGTGATTGCTCAAGTTCATTAACCATAACGTTAAAGTTGAATGTAATCTCGACGTCTTGTACTTTAATGTTCAATTTGTAGAAATCAATAATGTACTGTAACAACTCCTGCAAAGCTGTCAGTGTTTTATTTTTTAGCTTGTTAGCTTTCAAATCTAAGTTACTGTACATAAACTTGAGTGCAATTCCAGACGGACTATTACCAAATTTGTCTTGTTGAAAGTCAACACCTTGTCCAAATTCAATAACATAATTGTGCAACATGTCTAAATACTCTTTTGATGACTGCACCGGCACTTCAATTTGAATGGTGTCTACACCACTACCATCACCATCGACATTAATGGCTTTGTAGTATTTTAAATTACGCATGAACTCATCCAAGTCCTGCCCTTCATATCCTTTTAACACATAAATTAATTCAGTTGATTCATCAAAAGTGTTTTGCGTATCGGATAAGCGCTTATCCATTGCGTCAATGATTGTCTTGTACATAAACAAGTCACTGACTTCTTGCGGGTTGTTTTTAAACGGAATGAAAGGAACACGTCCCCAACTCATACGCTTATCCCCAACATAATAATGCGCTTGTATATGTTCGTCACCATGATAATAGTCAGGTATTAATTGACCTTCGTTATATTCGTAATACGTAACGTCTGTATTTGTCCAATATTCAACGCGTTCAGCCTCGTCCAACACATAATATCTAATAAATCCTTTCAGCTTGTCACGCTCTTTATTTGTCCAAATTGGAATTGCTTGCTCTGCTGGCACCCTGAATGTCTTAAACTCTCCGTCTTCGTCGATATATGGTTGTATCCACTCAATACCTTTGTTGCTAGCTGCAGTTAGGATATCTACTAGCTTGTCATCCCATTTGTGATTTAAAACGTGCTGTATTGTTTTAAGTGCGTTATCATCATCCGTTTCAAAAGTGACAGGATTAGCAACAGCGTATGCCACCTTTTGATCCACCAAGTTTTGATGATAATTAGTGTACATTCGCCAATCTGGTTTTAAAGGATCAACATTTCCCGTGTTGTCTAGCTTAGGCGCTAAATGTAATACGTCGGGGTCATGATTATAATACCTTTCTCCCGTTGTTATCTTTTCAATTTTAGGTTTATGGTCATTAATCAAACGTATAATCATTTCTTCCTGCGTTTCGTATTTAGGCGCAAGCTTTTCGACGATACGTTCGTGGTATGGTTTTTCATTTGGCCAATAAATGACAATCACTCCTTTACTTCAAAATAGACATCTTACGTTGCCTCATATCACGTTCTAACGCATATCGTGTCGCATCAATTGTATGGTTATCTTTATCTTCTAATTTAGGCTTTACGTTACCGTCCTTATCTGTCTCATAATCAATATTTTCAAACTCTCTTGCAATATTAGGTGTACGCTTAGGGTCAATCACAATAGCTTCTAAATCATCAAGCCATTGTTCACCATATTCAACACTGTCAGCACCTTTTTTAACGCCTTTAATACGTTTGATGCCGTGTTCTTTTTTCAGCTCATCAATTGATTTAGGTTCCATTTTATTCAACTAGGGTCGTTAGTCCTAGCCCGTTATTAACTGCTTACAGTTTCCTGCAAGATTAGACTATATCTTCAATAAAAAAAGACCTCGAAAGGTCTCTTTATTGCTCGGCTTTTCCATCCACTTGAATGTACTCTACTCCCTTACACTACTTTTCTTTCTTGGATCACCTTTTAGATAGTGTGGTTTCGATAGTCGTTGAACAACATCTTCTTTTGTTAAAGGTTTGTAACTAAATATTCTTTGTTTGTGAGATTTAATTTCATTTCTAGCACATGCACAAGCATGACCTTGATTATAACCGTCTTTTTGACATTCTCTTGTATATCGGTAAATTTTTTCAAGTTCTCCGTCAAATTTATAAACATACATTTTCTTCTTTAACGAATGCATGTTGTTTTCTTTAGGAGTTACCCATTCAAGATTATCAACAATGTTATTTTGTCTGTTTTCATCAATATGATTCACATATTTCTTATTACTAGGATTATCTATAAAAGCCATAGCAACTATCCTATGAGTTCTTAAGTATCTAACTTTTTTACTTTCAGTAACTAGGGCTACATATAAATACCCTCCTGTTTTTACATATTGCTTCAATTTTTTAGGATCTTTACGCCTTTTACCTCCATTAGCAGAAAAGCTGTAAACATCGCCCAACTCATCGACAAAATAACAATCAAGAATATCTTCTAAACCTTTAATTTCTTTGATCATCTTCATGAACATCACCTCAATTGTCATTATACCATCAAAGCGATTCAAAGACGACATAAAACATAAGATATTGCTGCTGATTGCCCATGTATCTTTAGGATTATTACACTTTGGTACCTAAAGCTTTAGGGGGTCCCAGCAATTAACCGAGTTACGTGCCCAACATTAAGCACTATCAGCATAAATATCATCTGACTGATAACCTTTTTCCCATAGCCATTTTGCAAACTGTCTATTGCTAATTTGTACACCATAGTACTCATCTATCGCATAGATAATACGTTTCTTTTTATCATAATGCCATCGTACAAAAGCCAACGGATCAGTTGCATAACCAAAGTCGACAGCGTTACGAATATTATCAAACGACTTATACAACTCATCTGGTATTGTTTCGATTTGTAAATTATTAAAAGGTACTACGCCACTTCCAATTGCTTCGCCCATGTATTCCCAACGATAACGCAATTCGTTACGTCCCTTAGATGCCTCCGCCTCACGTATAAACTGTTTGGCAATGTATGGGTTATCTAAATATGTTGAATGATGTACAAACGTATTATCTGGTTGAAGTGACGATTCATATTTTTTATTAACCCACGATTGTTTTCGTTTAGGTGGGTTATAGCTGTAAAAAAACTTATAAAAAAGACCATCGCCCAATTCGCCACGCAACAGCGAGTTAGTGATGGTTGTAACTTCATCTTCTGTTTTGAATTCCGCCAGTTCCTCTATCCACATGATTGAGAAAGGAAACCGACTATCTTTAAGCGATTTTAAACGTTCTGGGTTTTGTGCACCTCTAAAAATTATACGATTTCCACGTGGCGCATATTTTAATTCCATTGGAGATACTTTAACTTTGAATAAATGCGACACACCTTGTTGCTCAATCGCCCATTTGATTTGCTCAAACACAGACGTGGCAAGTGTGTTGTCAGTCTTACGCACAACAACTGCATTAACTGGGTAACGCATAATTAACTGGACGATTACGTGCGATATGTCAGACGACTTACCACTACCACGTCCACCTTTAGCAACAATGTTCAAGATGTTTTCGTCTTTTGTTTTTCTCCACAAATCATGAAAATGCTTTGGTATCAATTCAGACAAGTTAATCGATGTCGTCATTAAATACCACCGCTCCATTCATGGTCACATCTTGTACATCAGTAAACAGCTTGTGGTGCTTACCTAGTAACTCAAGTGCTTTATTTTGATCACTAATTTTAGGTGGCTTAGATACCAGTTGAACATGTTCATCGTACACAAGTTGCATTTTCCCGTTATCTGGGTTCTCTTTATAATCACCAGTTTTAGTAACAATCGCTTCCACTTCTGTATGCTCTGCTCTTGCTGTTCTTGTCAACCTATACAAAACTTCTTTACCACTCATAATATTCTCGTCAAAGAGTTTTTCTTCTACACCCTTAATGTAATCTTGTATTTCAACTTTCTTCAACATACGTTGCCCTTGTGAATAAGCTGTTTTTTCACTATACCCAGCATAAATAGCAGACTTAGTAGCATTACCATAATATTCAGTACCTGGTATAGCATACACCTCAGCAAATGTCTTCTGTTTTTTATTCAATTCGTTCATCCCATATATCACCACTCTCACGCTAATTGCAATAAAAAAACTCGCAAAATGCGAGTTTAATATTTTATACTTTTATTAATTTCATTTTTATATTCTTGAAACAAATATTTTACCTCATCATAAAACTGCAATTTCATTTTTAAAACTACTTCAGGTTCGACTTTATAATTTGTATATTGTTCTTTAAGCGTTGTCATAATCAACGCAACATACATCATAACCATCAAACTTCTTTTATCCAAATCAGCATTTACTTTTTCAGTGTCACTATTTTTATAATTATATTGTTGAAAAGACGATAATAAACTAACCGATTTATTATCTCCATATAAATATGTTTTAGACATCATGTCATTGTATTTTTGTTGAAAACTTGTGTCATTTATTTTTTCAGGCTCAAAAAGTATCGATGACCATTCATTTAACAACTCATTTAAATTATCGCTATTTTGTTCTCTATAAAAACTATCCAATTGTAATTCTTTAGCATTTTTATGCTTAAATTTCTCGATACCTTTATTAACTATGTTATAGGTAATAAATAAAAGAATCATCGGATACAAAAAGTGTACTGCAAAAACACTTTGACTGAAACTCACAATACTTTCGAAATGGGTCTCTTGCATTAAGGTGTCCTCCTTTTAACTTTTATTATACACAAAAAGACGCCTCTTGGGCGCCTTCACGTTCAATTATTTGAAAGGAGGGAAAATGCCAGGCCACAATCACCAAAGAACACGCTTTGTACATTTCTGTACATTACCATAATATCTCATTTTAGGTGTCAAAAACTGTCATTTTACTGTCAACTTAGTGTTCCCCTAATTCTTCTGCCAATTTCAAAACTATCTTCTTCTTGATTCTGTTTCCGGTACTTTCCGAGATGTGAATATCTCCACATACAGCAACTAATGTCTTCTTGTTGAAATAGTACTCTTGAATAAATTCTCTCTCTTTCCGGCTAGACGTATTGATAATACGTTCTATTGCTCTTTTAAACTCGAGTATCTTGCCCCGTCTTATATTACAAAGATAGTTAGCTACAACCATTTCTGTTTTAGACGAGGTCGTCGGTACATGCTCTCCACCTATATTCTCATCAGTAGGATGCCAAGGGTTCATAACACTTTCCCTTAAATCTTCCAATTGTTTATCGTAATTGGGATAATCACATAGTTCGTCTTCCAGCTTTCTAACGGTGGACAATTTAAGCCCGTACTTTTTCTTAGTCATTACATACCTCCATTTATCCAATAAAAATATTAAACACTAATCACTTATCTCAGGTCTAAAATCATTCAAATCAACCTGGTCTAGCGAACTGAATGGCTCATCCACTTCATCATTCGCTGTTAAATGAATGTATAGTTCATATGCTACAAGTGCAGTT